TAGACCAAAGAAGGGAAGGGATGTTAAATACTGAAGTGGTTAAAGAGTCTATAGAGGCTGAAATGGCAGAATGGAACGAACAATACGGAGAGTGAAAATGAAAAAAATCCTAAAAGCAATAAAAAAATGGTTTTCTTTTAAAAAAAGTATTGAAAAAGAAGAAATACTATGGATAATTAAAAATGGTGGTAAATTAGGGGTATCAGAACTAGCGTACGGAAAATTACTCGTAAAGTTCTCTCCAAACGCTAGTTCTTTAAACGTACCCCCACAAGAGTCGCAAACTCCGCCCACCGAAGATACAAACCCTATTAACACCCAAACTGACGAAGACTCTGACTTAGTAGATGCAACACTCGGGATAGACGATCCCAGTGCTTTCATGGAAAAGCTAGAGCATGGGGAGATGGAGTTTGCCGAATTTAACGATAACGCAACTGGAGAAGATTTACAGGGATAGCGTACAGAACACACAGTCCCATTACGACGAGCAAAAACATAATGTAATGCTTTACGCTGGTAATCATTACGCCAAAATAAATTCTAAATTATATTCAAGACTAAGAGATACGAAAAATATTCCAGAGAATGTTAAGATACGTTTAACTAAAAACCATCTTAACAGGATAATGAAAAAGTACATAAACTCAACGCTGTCGTATGCTCCTGGCGTGACAATCCTTCCTAAAGACTCAACAAACGTACACGATATAAAACAAGCTAAACTTTCTCGTAGTGTATTTGATGATTATAAATACAAATCTCGTTATACAGAAAAAGTACGACGCTGTGTAGAAGGATTTTTTATACCTGGAGAATGTCACGTTAAAATACTCTGGGACGCAAGTGGCGGAGAGCTAGTAGGATACGAAGCATTAGTTGACGAGGAAGGTAATCAACTCGCTGACGAGACAGGCCAGCCCGCAATAGATGAAAGCAAACCTGTAATGAGTGGGGCGATATTAACCGAGGTAACATCAGGATTTGATGTATTTATTGATAAAGGTGCGAGAACCATAGAAGAATCTGTTTTTGTTGGCGTGAAAAAGATGGTTCAGACTTCTGAATTGAAGTTGATGGTTAATAATGATCCGACTTTCACAGCAGAAGAAAAAATAGATAGAATTGCATATATAGATGCAGCTAGTAAAGAAACATACTCAGTGTTTAACCCTTTGGATACGACTGTTAATTATCCAGACGATCAGACACTTACTAAAGAATATTATTACAGACCGAGTATAGAATATCCTCTTGGATATTTTTACATAACCACTTCCGCAGGAATCCTATGGGAAGGCGAACTACAAACTGACGAAAAAGGAAAACCCGTATTCCCAATTAAGTCCGCTCTATGCGACGAATTTGAAGGTTCGCCTCGTGGTTATTCTCCGATGAAACAGGGTAGGCCAGTACAGGCCGAGATAAACAGAGCGTCTAGCAAGATTGCCGAGACACAGATTACTTTAGGTGACGACAAGATTATTACCCTACAAGGAACTGGATTAACAGAAGGCGAGAAACTAAACGGTATAAGACAGATAAAAGTATCTAACGCTATTAATTATCAGGTAGTAGAAGGTAGAAGTGGCGAGCAATACTTAGGTTACGTTACTAACCAGATTAAAGAGCTATATACGATAATGGGTATCCAGGATGAATCTGAAGAAACCCAACACGCCCAGGATATTACATTAAAACTGTATATGTCCATGAAGGATAAGAAAAAGTTTACCTTCTATTCAGATAAGATTGAAAGATTCTTAGTTGATTGGGCCGATGCAGTAGTTAGGCTATATAAAGCTAATCTAAGAGATGATGCCTTGGTTAAGGCTGTAGGCAGTAACGAGGCTATAAACGTAGAAGAATTTAAGAACGTAAACGATATGTGTTACGACATAAAGGTTGTACCTCTTAATGATGACACAGAAAGCGTTATGGCTAAACATCTAACACTAACACAAGTAATGCAATACGGTAAATTAGACGAAAGAACTACTGGAATGTTGATAAAAGAACTTCCATTTGTAGACGGCGATAGGATCGCAGCTCATCTATCTCTAGCACATACTGAAGCGGAGAACATAATTCTACAGTTGGATAGAGGCGAGATGCCTATGTCGTCTTCGTTTGATAATAACGAAGTAATCGTACAAGAACTTGTTAGAAGGATGAGACAGCCTGATTTTAAATATGTTGTAAGTAAAAACCCAGAAATAGAGCAGAACTATCAAAGACAGTATGAGGATAGAGTAGGAGTTCTTAATCAAAAGGCAGAAGAACTTAAAAACGCCAATATGGGTATTATCCCTACTGGTGGACCTCAGATTAAAGTAGATGCTTACATCCCTGACCCTAAAAACCCAGCCAAGAGCATAAGGGCTACCGTAGACCAGACAAGTTTTGAGTGGTTCATAAAGCGATTGGGAGACCAAGGTTCTCAGATGGAAGTTTTAAACGACGCAGGGACACAGACCAAGATTGATATATTGAATACAACGCCAGCAGGCGGAGTAAATAACACAGGGGCAGCCACCCCGCCAGGAGCATTTTAATGAGTAAGGATCAGAAAAATCCACTAGATGACAAGATTGCTGAATTGCAGAAAGAAGCCGGTGTAGACGTTGGTGAAGAAACCACTGATGAGACTACAACGCTAGAAGCTACCGAAACAGAGGAATCTACAGAGGTAGAAGCTAAAACCGATGGAGAGACTGGGGGGACTTCTGAAGAATCCACAGAAGAAACTACAGAGGAGTCCACGGAACAATCCGAAGAAACAACATCTACGGATACCTACACGCCTAACTATAAGTTCAAGGTGCATGACCAAGAATACGAGATTGACCCTGAATTTAAAGACGTAATTAAGAGTAAGGAAGTTGAGGACAAAATCCGAGACATCTATACTAAGGCGTATGGGTTGGAAACTGCTCAGAAAAGTAGAGATAACTGGAAGTCTAAATACGAAGAAAATACAGAAAAGACTAAAACCTATTCTGATATTTTTGATGTTCCGTTGAAACTCTATAAAGATGGTAAAAAAACCGATGCGGTGCGATCCACGTTTTCAGACGAAGACATACTAGAGGCAGCCAGGCATCTTATAAGACTTAATCAGGCCCCTGCTGATGAACGAGACAGGTTAGAAAAAGAGTCTGCTGAGAGCAGAGACAGCTATGGCAAGCAAGACGAGATGAACGACATAATTAAGAAAGCTCAGACTGCTGAGTACAATGCTATCCAGGCACGGATAGACCTTGAACTTAGTAAGACTGAGGTTTCAGATGTTGCGAAGTTTATCGACAGCAAGTTTGGCGCAGATTCTTTTAGGAACGAGGTTAATTTGTACGGAGATAGTCAGTATAAAGCCGGAAAGCAAATCCAGCCTGATGAAGCAGTAAAGGTTGTATTTGAAAAGTACAAAACCATTTACACGCCTGGGGCTGCTGATAAAGCCAATCAGACAGTTAAAAAGGTCGTAGCTCCAAACGCAAGTAAATCTATTCCTAACCCTAAGAGTTCAGGAAGTTCAGGACGTACTGGGAAAGTCAAGTCTGTCGCAGATTACGACAGAATAATAAAGGAACTGAAAGAAGAATAAAATAAACATAAAGGAGAAATATTATGGCGACATCGAGATCATTTCAAGCAATGATAAATGATTATCTAACCACAGAAGTTCTCAGGGCCGAACTGCCTAAGAGAATGTTCCTGTTAGATAAAGTAAAGAAAGACGATTCATGGGTTGGTGGAAACGCTACCCAGGGTTATGTAGTACCTTTTGTTGGTGGAAGTGCCAGCTCGGTAACATTTGGTAGCTTAACTGCTGCTGGTGACATAGCTGAAGACCAGGACGTAAGAGGTACGGTAGACGTACAGCCTGAGCTTTGGGGTTCAATGATGTTCCACAGCAAGGACTTCATGCAACATGAAGGCAAAAAGAGGGAAATTTCCCTACTAGGTTCTATCAAGAGACAGGTAGATCCTTTTCTTAGTTTTGTTAAAATGGGACTAAGTGATGTTCTTCTAGGTGGACCACACTTCGCAACTATTATTGCTCTTACAGATGCAGCAAACGGAGTTGTTCAGATAGATAGAATTGAAAAAGTTACATTAAAACAAAAGATAGTCGTTCGAGAAGCTGCAACACCATCTGCTGTAGATGGTTATATCCAGGTGATTAACAAATCTGCTGGAACAATAACACTACACACAACCAGAGCTGGTGGAGCTGTTCTTGACTTAACAGCCGGTGGTCCTTTGACTGCTGCTCTTTTGGTTGGCGATGTGCTTTATTACGACGGTCTAGTAAACACTGGTACTGGAGCAATCCAGAACACCTTTAGCTCACTTAGAAGTATTCTTCTAACTGCTGCTAATGGTGGTGGCGCTACTCTATACGGAGAAACAAAGACTGCTTATCCGTTCCTACAGGCTCTTAACATTGATGGTTCTGCTGGCGATTATGCGATGACTTCTGCTAACATACTAGAGAAGTTGTTTTACATACACGCTCTTGAAACATCAATCAAGGCTAAGGGACTAAACGGAAAACAGGCTGATAACTGTCTTGTATCACCTAAGAACTATGCTGCTATAAAGATAGCTCTTGAAAAGTACAAAGGTCAGTATTTCACTGAGCCTGGAAATGCGAAAGCCAGCCCTTATTCTTGGAAGGAAATAACTGTTGGTTCTAAGGGCGGAGATATGCTTTCAATATCTATGGTCCCTGAAATGGCTAACGATATAATTCCATGTGTAAACTGGGAGTCAATGATTCTTGCATCTAATGGATTCTTTAAGTTCCATGAAGATCCTACCAACCCTGGTAAGATTAAGTATTTTGAAGCAAGAGCAACAACTGGTTATTCGTACATTGTAGATATAGCGTTTATGGGCGACTTGATAAATGTTTGTCCAGAAGCTAGTTCTATAATTCACAGCGTAGCGATATAAATTAAACGGTCTAGGGTAGAGGGTACAGAACCTTTGCCCTAGCTCCAATACGGAGGTATAAAATGAGTGGAAGAAATACAGAACTTGGCGCATCAGCGATATACGATCTAAATGCGATTGGTTATCCTGAGTACCAAAGAGGGCTAGGTACAGAACTAGCTGAACCAAAGAATTTGAAACAGAAGAATATAGACCAGTTAGAAACCGACGAAAATTTCTTCGGTTACTTTGATTGGTCACTTAAAGGTGGCGGAGCTGCTGCCGACACGGATACTGGTGTTAATGTTCTCAAAACTATTACAGGTAATAGCTTTGAAGTAACAAACATCTCTACGCAGACTATTTTTCAAGGTTTGCAGACAGCTAATGGCTGGGACTTCAGCGGTGACGCAACTAACGATGAAGGTTTTGAAATAAACCAGGGTATAGCTGCTTACTACGCAAAGCACGTCTTTACAGCAGGAACGGACAGATTTTACTTTGAAACCAAGGTAAAAATATCCGCTGTAGCTGAAACAGATACGTTCTTAGTGGGATTTAGAAAGGCAGAAGCACATCGTCCTGATTATAATGATTATGACGAAATGTGCGCTGTGAATGTAGACGCTGGTGACGTTGTAATCACTACAATTCTTAACAACGGCACGACAGCTACCGCTGATACGGCGTTGAACGTAGGAGACACAGAGTACATTACTACAAGAGTAGAGTACGACGTTGCTGTTGGTCTATCAAGTGCAATAGCTCTTTCTAACTCTCTAAAAGCAGTCTACACAAGGCACATAGCCAATACTGCTCAACACACGACTGCTGCTGATGCTACTAACGTAATAACTGCTGCTAACGCAACGGACCTTACGACTTTGATAGCATTGGTTACAGACCAGTTGACTCAGTATGATGTACACGAAGATGATTCTGAATTAGGAGCTGCATGGGCTTACCATGATGCGCAGGAAACTGGAGACGCTACTCCTGTAACTGCTGCTGCTCCGACGACTTTGACAGAATGTATAACTTATCTTAATGACCTTAAGACAAAGTTTAAGGTTCACGATGACGACGCTACATCTCACGGTGTTGCTACTCAATTCCCTGTAAGTGTTGCATACGCAAGTGCAGCAACATTCTACTTTGGTATAAACACAACTACCATGACAAAGTACAACAACGCTGTAGCAGGCTTTGCATTTGATGCTGCTGAGGTTGTTCTACCGTTTATTAGTTATTTGAGAGCTGCTGGTAACCCATTAACTATGGAGTTG